TATTGAGTTTGGTGTCGAGGACATCATTAGGTCAGGTCTTGTTAAGTCTTACCTTATCAGTAAAATTAACACAGGACAGGCATAGTGTTCACTCATCGTAATGATATAACTCCCATCGAGTTGACTGCTGAGATGGTTGAGGGTAAACGATTGTACTTCACACCTGAAGGCAATAAGTATCCTTCAGTCACTACAGTTATCTCTAACAATGCTAAGAAAGCTAAAGCTATTGCAAGGTGGCGAAAGAATGTAGGTGAGGAGAAAGCAAACAATATTACGAAGAGATCTACTTCACGTGGTACTCACTATCATTCTATTGTTGAAGATTATATCAATAATGAGTTAGACCTAGAAAACTACAAGGAATACCCATTACCTGTAGTAATGTTCAAGCAATCTAAGGCATCTCTTGATAAGATAAATAATATTTACCTACAAGAAGCAGCTTTATATTCAGACCATTTGGAACTGGCAGGTAGAGTTGACTGCATAGCAGAGTACGATGGGGTGTTATCTATTATAGATTTCAAGACATCTGCTAAGGAGAAGAAGGAACAGTATCTTTATGATTACTTTGTTCAGGAAACTGCTTATGCATGTATGCTTCTAGAAAGATATGAGTTAAGGGTTAAACAATTAGTTACTATTGTCTCCTGTGAAGATGGTGAGACACAAGTAGTTATTCGTCCTCTTAAGAAGGAATATCTTGCATCACTTTTTAAGTACATAGACGAATACCAAAACAAACATGGAAAAAAGTAAACTATTAGAGGATAAATTTATGACGACTGCGAAGTTCTCGCAGGAAGTGGAGAGAATAGTTTTAAATAATAATGATATGAATTATATTGACGCTATAATACACTACTGTGATCAAAATGAAATTGAATTGGAAACAGTTCCTAAATTGATTTCCAAACCATTGAAAGAAAAACTTAAGTATGATGCACAAGAACTAAATTTTATTAAACGTACATCCAGAGCCAAATTGATGCTAGTATGACTTCCGAATTTTTTAGATCCGAATTAGTTAGAGGTGACATCCAAGAGATGATGGAACTTCAACAGATATGTTTCAAGTATGCTATGAGTTTTCCTCTTCTTGATAATGAGAAGAAACTTGAGTACCTAGAAGCATTGCAACTAATGATTGAGAAGCAAGAGATCATGTATGCACGTATGCAGTTGAGTGATGACCCAGAAGCAAAGACAGTCCTTGAGAACATGAAGCAAGGGATTGTGATGATGGGTGCTGATCCTAGTACAGATATTAAAACTATGTTTGATGATCTAAAGAGGAAGGTGGGATTTATGTTGAAAGAAACACAAAAAGGAGCTTGACTTACCCCTCAGAATGTGGTATAAATAATATATCGGGTTGACGAATTCGATACGGGAGTGACTGAATAATCTTTCTGGCATATAGCTGGATAAGGTGATGAGACACAGGTGGTGCTGCTTCTTCGGAAGA